ATTACGTAATTATCCAAATGATAGTTATGCAAGTTCATCATTAGGTCCCTTTACAATTAGCTCATCTACTAGTAAAGTAGATACTCGTGCAAGAGCTAGAGCAGTGTCTTTAAAAATAGCAAATACAGCGGCATCTCAAAGCTGGAAACTTGGTACGTTTAGATTAGATATACAACCAGATGGAAGAAGATAATGGCTAAAATAGTTCAAGTATTAACAAGACCTAGTAAAGAATATTCTCAACAAGTAGCTGATGCGCAAGTTAGAGATCTTGATGCTATTGTCGAAAAATTAAATACTACGTTTCAACAAGATTTAAAGGATGAGGTAGAAGC